TGTGTACTGCTATTATCAACTGTTGCCCAATAAAATCCAGAACTTTCCGGCCCTTGGTTAATACACATATTTTTAACACTGTAAAAATCTTCATTTAAATCAAAAGTTTCATAACCTAATTTTCCAGTTATAGCAGTTATACACTGTGCATAACTATTAGGAGCATTATAAGTGTTTGAGTCATTGCCAGCATCTCTTAAAACAACCGTCATAGTTATTGACTGATCAATCAACGCGTCTTCATCAACAGTTACTTCCCCTGTTTGAGCGTTTATTGATAATTGAGGAATAGTACCACCATCAGCAGCTGGACTTTGAGTCATTGACCAGGTTAAATCATCGGTGTTTCTACTAGTATCAGCACTACCGTTTACCCCAGTAAATGTATAAACAGAAGTTGCCCCGGGTAATACTACTATATTTGTTTCACAATTATCTATAGATGGTTTTATATTACTTAATTTTTCAGTTAAAGCAACTTTAGTTTTTTGCCCATATTGTGAGCCTACAGCTCCAGGAGTTCCATCTAAATTTTCTACTTCAAAAGTAAAAGTATAAGAACCTTCTACATCAGATTTTTCGTTAAAATAAAAGAAGGTATTAGCTGCTATTGTAATAGAATATTTATCTGGATCACTAGAAGTACTAGGGGCCGGATATTTATTTAAAATAAATTTATCTGTTACAACTGTATTATTTCCATTTCTTACACTAAATCCACTTGTTTCAATATTGCTTCTTTTAACGGCTGAAATAGTTCCACTGCTATCTTCAACATAAGGAAAGAATCTAACTTCTGTATATGTGCCGGTGTTATAAGAAGCAGTGGGTGATGCTCCAGGAGTTATATCTTCGTAAAGGTTAAATGTCCATGTTTCTGGCGCTGTTGGTGAATCTTCTGTTGTAAAGCCTTTGATATTAGAAGTTCCTTCTTTTATAGCTTCATTTAATTGTGAAATAGTCCCACTAGAAGTAGTTTCCCAATAAATATCTAATCGAGATTCTACCGGAGCAGTTTCATAAACACTTAACCACGTATTATAAGCTGTGGTTACAGCGGCAGGAATATAAGATCCAATAGTATTTCCTCCAATACTTACTCTAGCTAATAAAGGATTAGATAAAGTTTGATAAATAGAACTATACTCAACTGTTTGACTGGCACCTCCTGGATCAGCAGCAGGATTATTAAACATATCATTTTGTGTTGAAATAGTAGATACTGTATCTGGAATAGCAATATTTACAGCGGACGGAGTGGGGTTAAATTGATAATTAAAAGTAGGATTAGGAGTGACCGCATCATTTTCTGGTGCTACTCTACCATATAATACCACTGAACTTCTAAATTGTTTTTGTTCTGGACCAACTTCACTTAAATCTCTAGGCACTTTATTAATGTTATCATTTAACAAAGTAATAAAAGAAGTAGTTCCGGTTGGGTCTGGTGGGGTAACTGGAATATTAGGATAAAAATTCATTAAACCAGGTAAATATACATTATAATATTCTTGTTCTGTTTGTTTTACAACAACTTTATAAGAATACCAACCCAAAGGGTTGTAGCTACTTAATGCAGGATTTCCATTGTATAGTCCTGGCCAACCTGTACTAACGTTAGCCGCTATGTTTTCTGGTACCGGACTATTAAATAATATTTTAATTGAGTCACCAGGCCATGAATGTATGCTATTACTACTATCTTGAGTAACATCGTTATATGGAAAATATATAGTATCACCATCTAATATTAAATCGTCGGCATTAGTACTCTGTGTTTTAGAAGAAGATAAAAGGGTAGTAGAACTTCTACCAAATCTATCAGACAATACAATTCCTACTTGATAGTTTCTATTCTGCTTTACCGTGTGCATTGGGTATTCTCGAGAAACTGTTTTTTCCAATGGTGGTAATATAGGATTTCCAGGTTCATCTACTACAAAGTTTGTATATTTATCTGATATTGTTACATTATAATCTAAAGACTCAGGGGGAGTATGTTTATTTTGAAAGTTACTATATACCACTCGATTACTTATAATTTCTTGACCATGAGCTCTTACTGGTACTTTGTCATATACTCTAACTATTTCATTTTCTGGTAAAGTTTTATATGGTTTAGTACCTTGGTAATTATATTCTATTACCGTATCACTTCCAAATCTTTCATAACCAGTGTTTCCAGTTCTCGGTATAGAATCTACTACTTGAACTGCTAAACTATCAGATTCTTTATATAAAATTTCAATCTCATCTACTTTAAGTTTACTAAACAAACTACTTGCATTTATCCCATTATTAGCACTATCTAAAGGTAATGGAATTTGTAATAAAATATTATTAACTTTATTTTCCATAAACCCAACAACTGTACTACGGTACGTTGCTTCTTCATCTAAGGATATTCCTGTTAATGTTCCTTGACCCATAAAATATCCATCTTGCTGTGGAATAAATGCGGCTTGCGTGAAAGGGGCCATAATAGAATTCGTACCATCTTCATATTTAAACCTATAACTAAAACGTACAAATTTATCTTCTAAAAAATCAGGATCTCCACTATAATTTGGATTAAAATTAGTATTAGTAGTCATTCCGGGTTTAGCTACATCATATGTACCCCCAGGATTCATTTTGCTACTAACGTCTAGCATGCTTGTAACATATTCATCGTTACCTATTAAACTATTATAATTAAAATATATTATAGAACCATCAGGAATATCAATTGTTGTTGCAACTGTAGCCCCAGAAGCATCTCCTAGTTCAATAGTAGTAGGAGTATAACTTAATAATACTGTATTAACAGGGATTGGTGATGGATCTATAGGTAATCCTGTACTAGCATCCGCAGCTATAATGGTAGATCCAACTAAATTTTTATTACCTGCCCCACTAATATCTATTCCTGCAAACCCATTTGATGTTAATAAAATAGTAGTTGCTCCAGCTGTTGTTATACCGCTTGTTATACCTTTTCCTCCATTTGCATTAACTGGAATAACGGTTCCATCAGCATTTTTATAAAATCCTTCAAATTTATAATATAATTCAATAGGTTGAAACGGAGAATACGACGCTACTGAAATTTGATCTTCTGTAGTGTAATAATTGGAAACTTCAACAGCTTTGTCAACTTCTATTCTTCTAGGTTGATTACGATTGTCTGTCCAAAATAATATATTTTCTACTAAATTAATAGAATGGATAGGAAAATTAATGGAAAAGTTTAAAAACGATCCTTGTAGTAGTTGGATCGGTTCTTGTGTTGCAATGTTATATACATATACAAAGTTGTTAGCTGTAGGAGAATAATTTAAAAGTTGACTGTTATATATATTGTTACCACTAGAGTCAGTTAACTTAGTGTCGTCATAATCAGTTAAAAATACATAAATATTATTGTTTACCTCATCAGTATAAAGACCAACAGTATATAAATCATTGACACCAGTTAACGCTGTAAAATCAACCAGTTTGTTGTTTCCTAATACATTTTCTAACGCTCCAACGTCGGCACCTTCTGACTTACTTACTTGTATATTAACTCCTTCACGATATTCCCCATTGGGTAACAACCTGGCATCCAGGTCTTTATTCATTTTAGACTTAATAAAAGCATTTTTAACTTCCGCCATTTATTTAAAATTTAATCCATTTAGATTTACCTCTCATCACCTGAATAAATTCATCAGACTTTATATTTGATAATCTTATTTTTGCGTTTCTTAATTTTGCACTTTTTTCTCTACGTAAACGTTGAACTACATACTCAGGTTGATTTATTCTACTAGCTAATATAGCGTGACTAATATAAGAATACACAGCGTCTTCAGCTAGTTTAGGTACCTTCATATCTTGATCATAAGATAATCCATCTGAAATATATTCTAATACTATTAACTTATCTTTAAGATCGCTTGAAAAAGAAAACTTACCATCTCTTTCATTTATAGTAAACCATCCATTCATTTGAGCAAACTCTGGTTGCATTCCATATCTCTGACCATAACCCCATAAGTAATTTCCCCAAAAACCATATAACCCATCTGAAATTAATCTTCCTGTTGTTTCGTCTCTTAGTTCTTTTAAAATAGCATTATTTTGATCTCTATATCTTTCTTCTGTTAAGGATGTGCCTGTAATATCACTTCCTTGATTATCTTGAGTTGGAATTCCTTGAGCGTCTTGTACGGGTTTAGTATATGGATTAGTTGTTAACCGATTAGGGAATATAATATGTGTTTGCCCAGATTCATCTACCCAAGACACGTTAACATAATTTACATAATCTTGTGGAATAGGAACACTTAAACTAGGAGGGATATTTAACTCTTGTGATTTTATACTTTTAAGAGTATCATAACTAAACTCTTGTAATGCTCGTTTAGTGTGAAAAATTACATCTGTACGTTTTACACTAGGAATTAACTTACCTGCTCCTACATAAGCTACAAGAAAATTATTAACCAAATCTTGTACTTTTATATAAGAATAACTATTGTAATTTTTTTCTACTACTTTACCAAAAGCATCGCGATTACCATATTCTCCTCCATACTGATTTAAAAGCTGAATTACTACATATGTACCATCTGCCTGTGCTGGTAAAGTAAATACATTATTTACAACCGTATAGCTAGTTATATATTCTGTAAAAGAAGCAGGAGCACCTGTAGCACTAGTATATAATCTAAAGTTATTATTATTATATTCAGATTCTGTAGGATCATAACTACCAAAACTTATATCTGTATTAAATGTAGCTGTAAAGGTAGTTTGATCAGCCGTTGCGATAAACACTTGAGATCCTGCGTAATATTGCGAATTTGTTTCGGTTAATAGTCCTCCGTCGGGTTGTGGCATGATTTATTATATTTTTTCGTTTTGTTCATTCATAGCAACTTCTTGAGCAGCTACTTGTATAATTTCAGGATCTTTTATTATTACCCCAGCATATTTTAATACTTGTAAAATTACATTTGTTTGTTCAGAAATATGAAGTTCAAAATCAGTAGAACTTGAGGTTTCATATATATATTGACCTAAACTACCTGTAGTAAATCCCCACACTGGGTTAACCGGTGTACGTAAATAATCTATCTGTATATCTCCCGCTGTAGTAATAGTGGTAGGTTTAATAAACAGTTTTTCATTCTCATATAAATATACAGGAAAAGTAGTTGAGGGTTTTGTTAATAATGATTTATCTATTTGATAAAAATCTTTACGGTCAAGACGTTGGACCTCAGTTTCATTATTATAAAGTACTGTACCTAAACGATAAAACGTTGCCCCATCGCCATAAGCGGTTGCATTAGGAAGTACCCAGTAAGAAAGGTTATTAAAAGTAACATAACTAGCGTTACCAAATGTTTTAAAAATAGCTATTTTTTCGTCTAAATTTTCAACCCTGTCTGCGTAGTCTGTGTTAGTTTGAGGAATACGAAGTTGTTGGTTTATATCATCAAAATATTTTTCAAAAACTTCTCGTTGTACTTGTGTTCCTAAACTGTTAAATTCAGTTGGAGTAATATATCCTCTTTGCTCTTTGTTTAAGATAAGTAAAACAGTTTGATATACCGTATTTACGTTTATAGCCATTTGTATTGTGTTATTATAATAAAGGAGGCGTAGAGCCTCCCTTATTAATTTATATTAAGAAAGTTTTTTCTCTATTGATTTAAATATTTCTAATCCCTCATCGGTTTTAAAAAATTGAGCCATAGCAGAATATGGATGTTCATCAAAAGGAACTGTCATTAGTTTCTTTTTATTAGATGCCCATAAAAATGTTTTTTGGTCAGAACTAAGTTTTATTATTCCAGCCTCTACAGCTTTAATAGCAAAGTTCCGTAGTTGTACATTTTCATCATTAGCTAAATCTAAAAAGAGTTTAGGGTTTTTCTTAGCAAATACTAATAAATCTCTTTTAATCTCTTTAGAACTCATCTCCGATACTTTAGAACCGGATTCAACCCTTAAAATTGCTTCACCTTGATCTATTTCTATAATTCTAGCAGCATTTAAAGCATCTATTTCAAGTTCTAAATCTTGTAACTCATCTTGAGCTTGTACAACTTCATCTACTTCTCTATATCTTTTACCTTTTAAAGGATGATATAAAGATAATATTTTTTGTAATACTTCTTCTTCTTTTTTTACAAGCAACGCTCCATCTCTAAACACTATATGTCCTAGAGTTGCTTCGCCTTTTTGTTCATCTTTGAAAGGAGAGTTTTGATTAGTAGCATATCTAATTTCTCTTTGCTCTCGTGATTTTGGATCATACCACAAAAGAGCGTGTCTAGTAGTATGTCTTGATGGAATTTTATAAGTTAATGGAGTTTTATTTCCAGCTAATATATAAGTTCTATCTTTTGCTTCCCAAGTATTATTAGGAGTATTTGTTGGTTTTTTTGGTTGTTCAACTTGTATAGATTCTTCTAAAACAACCTCTTCATTTTTTATTTTTTTTGCCATGATATAATATAATTAAATAGTTAAAGTAAAGAGTCGGAGCACCATAAAGATGCCCCGTCTTTACTGATATTAAATCCCTTTTGGTTTCACAGGATTAAATACCTTTAAATAACACAAAGTTATTAGCAGCTTGAGTTACAAGACATCTTTCTGAAAGGAAGTTGACTTCCATTGCATCAAGATTAGAAGTGTAAGCACCTCCAGCTGATCCAGTTAACCAAGACTTCATACGTCTGTCTTCTGTTTGAGAAGCTCTATATCTAACGTGTAAGAATGGTCGTCTGATGTTAGTACCTAAAATTTGATCGTAAACTGTTGAAGTACCTGCTGGTATTAAAACACCTTCAATTGATTGTGTACCTGAAATAGCACCTCTTGTAGAAGCATCATTTAAGTATTTCCAATCAGTTTTATAAAAGTCATAAGATCCTCTTCTGAAACCGCTAAATCCAAGATTTAAAGCCATTTCTTCTGAGTTTTCAAATAACCCATAAGCAGTACCACCGTTTGCACCATAAGATACATTAGCAAGCATGTTATCAAATTCTAATGCAGTTGATCTTTGTAAGAACAACATATTTTCTTCAATAGCACCTTGAGTATCTAGGTTTTTAAGTATTTCGTCAAAATCATCAATACCAGCAGCGCCAGCAAATCCAACTTCTACATTACCTCTTGAAGAGATAGCAGCAAAAAGACCTTCAGTACCTTTGTAACCAGCAGCGAATGCATCACCAGCTCCAATATTTGCAGCAAGTTCTCCTTCAACACATACCATTTCAAGATAATCTTCAAATCGTAATCTAGTTTCAGATTCTGCTTTTAAGTACCATAGATAACCAGTAGTTCCATCTTCCGTAGCAACTTCAACCCAACCTATTTGAGCCATATCTGATCCGTTTATTGTATAAACATTTCTGATAATAACTGGTGAGTTGTTATATTGTTGAAAAGCTGGAGTAATAGTAATTTGTGGTTGGTTAGCTAAATTCCCTGTTTGTAAACCAGCAACTGCATTACTTGTTGCAGCGCCTTTTTGAAATTCTGAACCAAATACAAATATTTTTACAGTCGCACCTAAAGTAGCTAATGTTTGAGCTGTATAAGGAGCAACAGTAAGTACACCTGTAGCTGTTTGTGAAGTTAAGACAACACATTTTAATTCATTACCAACATCATCCATTGCAACAATAGTTTGACCCGGTGAAATTACATTTCTAGTAACGCCTGGAGCTGTTGGAGCAGGTATTGTAAGAGTATCACAATTACCAGGGCAACCATTAGCTACGCCGTCATAAGAAATATGTAATCTATTTTGTTCTGACCAAACAACTTGATCTGAAGTTAAAGGCATTTCAGCACCTACCATACGTAAGAAACCAGATAGAGTTCTATTTCCATATCTCTCTACTTCTTGTTCATATATTTCAGGTAGATATTGCTGAGCAAAATCACTTGTACCATCTGTAAAAGATAGGTAGTTACTGGCTAATAGCTGCTGATTAGGAGCAGGAACTATTGAACCAAATTGTGGAGTTAAAATTCCCATAATTTATTTATTAATTTTTAATTAAACGTTTTCTTTTTTATTCTCAGTTTTGAAGAATCAAGGCCACTAATTGCTTTTACCTTTAATCCACCTACAAATACTTCTCCTGAACCTGTTTTTCTGGGTTCAGTACTAATATTTTTAGATTTTGCTATCTGTTCTTTAATTGCGTCGGTTTTACCTTGCTCGTAAAAATGATTAGCTATAGTATCTACATTTCGTGCAGCATATAAAGCTTTATGATAAGTTTTAGGATTTTCTACCTCACCTTCTTTATTTAAGAACGTCTTAATAAAGTTAGATATATCACTTTGACTTTCACCTAAGCTTGAAGGATCTTTTACTCCATATCTGAATTTTTTGTCTCCTAATTTAAAATCAAAACCTTTGAAATCTTCGTTAAGAATAGATTTTGTAGCAGATATAAATCTTTCGTGCTTAGCTTTATTTACTTCTTGATTTTCGTTATAGCGATTGAAAAAGTCCATTGCTTTTTGTTGTTCTTGAGTAACACCGGGTCTCAACTTGATTTCGGCATAATACTTGTCTTTAAGATCATCTAAAAAGTTTTTGGCTTTAGCTATCTCTTCTTTGTAAGCGAGTTTTTTCTTTTTTATATCTCGCTCCTCGTCCACCTCTTCATCATACTGAAATGAATCTTCAATAATAAAGTTTCTTTCTTCAGCATTCAAATGAGGTTTAGCTTGTTTATAATATTCATGTAATAATGCATCATTACTAATTCCGCTATAATCAGCGTTTAAACGAGCATAATCTTCAACGGTTCCTCCCGTCTCTTTCATGAATTTTACTAAATTTTCTACATTTTCCGGAAGCTCTTGTGTTTTGTCTTCCTGTAATATTTCTTCTTGTTTTTGTGTGGTAGTGGTAGTTTCATCGCTTCCTGCCACTCCTGGCGTGTCAGTATTATCGTCTTCATTTTTAATTTCTTCTATTGGTGAATCTGATTCTTCTTTTACTTCTTCGTCGGTGGACCGTACTTCGCTAACCACTTTTTCGCTGTCGCCACTGTCTTTTTGCTCTTCGAGAGTAGCATCGCCCACATTTGTCTCTTGTGTAGGAACGGCATCTTTTTCTTTGTTTTTAGTTTGTGAGGCAGGTTTTGATAAATCTACCTTTATAAGATTAGGAACTTTATTATCCCCTAGTTGTTTTGGTTTAGTAACCTTTTTTATTTTAAAACTACCTTCTTCCTTAGCTGGTTCATTGCTATTAGTTTCTGCAGCGGTTTTAGATTTTTGTACTGTTTCCAATACTTTTTCTTTTATTGTTTCTTCTTCTTTTTTTGACATAATAAAATAATATAAAATTAATAATAAATATTAGCTAGGAATTTTGTTTTATAATCCAAAACCCACTAAACTATCACTACCAGTAGATTCAAAATCTTTAGGTAATAAATCATTTTGACGTTGATCTATAAGTTCACTTTGTTGTGTACCTTGTATTTTTATTCGTTTATCTTTACGATCTTCTATAGCAGCTTCTTTTTGTTGTTGTGATTGAGCCTGAATTTGAGCTAATTGCATATCATAATTAAATTCTTCTGCCATTAATTGTTTCTTTATAATTGCCTCTTGCTCCATCCTTTCAATTTCAAATTGCGACTTTGCTTGTTCTATTTGTACTTCAGTTTGTGCAATTGCTTGTTGTTTTTGTACGTCAGATAAAGCTGCCTTTTCAGCGGCCTCTGCATTTGCAGCGGCTTGTGCTTCAATATTCTCTAGTTGAGCAGCTCTTTCTGCTTCTTGTTTTTTCTTTTGTCTATTTTTTAAAAGTTGATTAGCAAGTTTGATGTTTTGAATTTCTCTTATATCTATTGCATCTTCTAATCCTATATTACCTGCTTGTAAAGCTATTTGAATTGTTTTTTCTAATTCAGCTTTTTCTTCTTCTTCTGGTTCTAATTCTAAAAATATACCAAAATCATGCAAGTGCAAATGTTCTAGTTCCTTTAAAGTGTTAACATTAAATGTGTTAATGCTGTTTAATAAACTATTCTTTGTTAAAGGAAACTGCAACATATCAGATACTCTTAATGCTATATTCTCACACGCACGAACAGTTAGATACATAAGAGACTGAAGAACGTGTTTTGTTGCTGTATTTGAATTAGCGGCAGCAAGTTTTTGAAGACCTACCAAAGAGTCTTTTGCCGGAGTGCTACCATCTCTAGCTTCGTTTAGTCCCGTAACATCTCTAATCATTTGTAGATAATATTGATATGTTTGGATCATCGATTGTATCTTAGAAATTCCAGATGAACTTTGTAGCTCTTGTACAGGTACTTTACCTCTGTTTAATTCCCCATCTTGTGTTAAAGATCTTCCTACTATACTACCAGTTTGAAAATACATGTTTAATGCTTCAGCTGGATTATAATTAGTTCCATTTCCAAGATCTACTTCTGCTAAACCATCTACATCTAAATAAACTCCATCTGGTACTAATCTAGCAAGTACTTGTTGTAATTTTAAATGTGTTAATTGTATCATATCAGCAAATCCAACACACTTACTTACAATAGATTCAATTCTTCCTTGATACATTCTAGGAGAACTTATTGCATAATTCATATTAACTTTTGTAGTATCGCTAAACGGCCTAGTCATATTAGCACTTAATTCCCATTGCAATAAATTTCCTCCCAATCCTAAAACTTTAGCCCCACTATATAATACTTCTATTGCTCTACTTACTCTTTCAAAATTATCATTTTCAGGAGGATTGAAAGTATCGGGTTTTTCTAAAGTTTTTTGTAATCCTTGATCAGTTTCTTTTATTTTAAATACTTGATTTTGATATGTTTTATATTCAAAAAACAAAACTTGAACTTGATCTTGTGCTTCTTGTCCCCACCAAGTGTTATTTACATATGAATTTCTTCCTGGATATTTTTGTATTTCTTCTAAATCACTATCTGTTAAGTAAGGAAACTGTCTTTTAACTTCGGATAATGACATATTTTTTACTTCCCCTACATAATAAATATCTTCAAAGTTTGGATCATCTGTATATGAATAAACTATATTAGCTGGATCTACATAATCTACTGTAATTCCTTCTGCTAAATTAAAATTAGTTTTTACACATCCAATACCTAAAACAGTTAAATCGTAGGCTATTCTTTTTTTTGTTTCTTCGTATTTATTAAAATCTAATACATTATTTATAACCTCTTCTTCTGCAATTTCTACACTCTGTTTATAATCTAATTGCATATAAAGATCTAATTCCTCTGGGTTGTCTGGTAATGACTGTGGATTTGGAGAAGAATAAAAATTACGACCAGTGGCTTGAGCTAAGGCATCTATTTCAGCTTTACTTTGAATATCTCTTAATGCAGTTGATGCGTAATGTGTTCTTTGTTTCATTGCAAAAGGGTCTGTTGCAAAGGAGTTAACTTTATAACCTTTATCAGTCATACCATTAACTACTATATCTACAAATTTAGAAAGAATAGGTACGGGTTTCCAATCTAAATTTAAATATGATAAATCACCATTTATAGCTAATTCATCTTTGTATTTTTGAACAGGTTGTTCTCCACGAGCATATAATCTTAATCTATTAAAATTTTGAAAATTATTAATAAATCTATTTCTGCCACTTGAATTTTTAAACCACTCTCCTTCAATGGCTTGTGCTACTTGTAAACCATATTCTTTAGATTTTTTCTCTTCTTCAGGTACCACCTGATCTGGGAAAGCACTATTGTAGTTAATCTTAACCATCTATTTTAGAATTTTTGAATTTACCCCTTTATTATCGTATTTTTTAAAACCTAAAGGAACTTGTGTTATTGTTCTATTCACTACTGGTGTATATCTGTTTTTATTACAAGCCATAATTGCTAAACCTGAACTTATTGCCGCATCATGCTTAGTTCTGTTATTAATATTAAAACTTGCCCAATCTTCTAAAGTTTTCTGAAAATACATATCACCATATCTATCTTCTGTATATCCTATATAATTTTCTATATAATCTTCTATAGCAGCGGCGTGAGCTTGTTTTATATCTTCACTTGAATTAGGTATACCACCTATTTCTCTTTCCGCAACAGATAATTTATTATAAATTCTATCTGGTCTATTCATAGAATATCCCCGATATCCTCTACGTTTTAAATAATATAATAATCTTGGTTTATTATTTTCTGCAAGTAATGGCATTCCATAAAAAACTAAAGCCATTAACACATCTTCAAAAAATATTTCTGCAGTTTGAGGTCGTGCAATGTATTCTAAAAAAAACATATTAGGAGGAATGTCTTCCATAGTAAATTTACTTAAACCATGCAAAGATCCTTTTGAACCTCTTCCATCTACTGTTCCTGAAATATCGTATGGATCACAACCAAAAGCCCCACAGTCCGGATTACCAGGAAACCGTATTCCATTTTTTATTATATATCTATTTTGTAAACGGGCAGGAGGAACCCAACTAACTAAAAATCTCCCAGTTTTATGAGGTACAAAAACAACTCTAGTATCTTTTATTGCATTTTCCCATTGAAAACCTCCACGTGTTAAAACATTAGAGTGTTTTAAATCTTCATTATAATCTATCTGCTCGTATATTTTAGTAAGATTAAAAAGAGACTGTTTAGCCTCATCTCTAAAGGCATGTTTTTCAGTTCTGGGAAATTGTCTATAAAATTCATTTAAACTATCTTGATCAGTTTTTAAACCTTCTACTTCATTTTCCCAATGTGAGATAACTCCGATGTTAATTTGGGATCCATCAATACTTTTAACCGCTTTTTTTGGAGTTTCGAAGACAGGTACGCCATAAGAATCAATGTATCCTTCGTAGTTCCATTCCATAGGAATGAACAAATTATAAAGTCCTGAATTAGTCTGTCCGTTGCGGTTTCGTTTTGTAACGTCTGAAGCTTCATATAATTTTTTAAAATTATCTCCTCCTTTATCTAAAGCGTTTGAAGTAGAACCCATCATACATTTTCCTACTATTCTACTTCCTAATCTTAACGTCGTTTTCGTGACTCTCCAGTTGTTGAGGATATTATCCGGCCTCTCCCATTTCCCTGATTCGTCGTGGGCAAGGACTTGTAACTTCTCCCCATCGTAGGAGTTGTCCCCCGTGTTCTTCCAATCGATGGTTGTATCCAACCCCTGGATGTCTTCGATTTGACTATTCTGGTCCAACTTTTTTCTGGTAAGTTTCGAGGCAGGGACTCTATACGCGAGTTCCGTCTTGGGGCGATCCATACCGTCCTGGATTGGTTTGAAAAAGAAGGGATAGTTAACTGATATTGGTACCACTTTGTCAGTAAACATTTTCTTCGCATCAGCTCCAGTTTTAGATAATATTCCATATCGTGAATCCGAGGATATAGTGGCTTGGTGTACCAATTCTGAGGATGCCATGAAAGAAAATCCAGATCTACGGTTCTTAAGGTAGCACATTCCGTAACACCGGTTATCGGCTTTACACGCTTCCCAAAAAATAAAGAAAAGTCTATTGGACTCTCGAAAGTCTGGTTTCCCAACATCAATCTTGGTCCACTGCAAGTACATATAATGAGAACCAGTAAGATAAGTGCTACTGCCTTGGTTATAAAACCAAAAACCTTCTTCACGTCTTTTAAATTCTTCATCAATATAATCATACCATTTGTTTTTAAAATCTAGAGAAGTATTATTCCAATCAAAAACTGTTTTTAGTTTTGATAATATTTTAGGATATTCAAATACTTCCCAATATTGTTCATCTTTCTTTTTAGATCTTTTGTATGTATTTTCTTCTAATGGTAAAGCAATTGTGAGATTTTGTATTTGATATATTTCACCAATTTTCCCAGTTTTACTAATAACCACGATATCATGTTCTTGATCGTACCCATATTTCCACTTTTTATATCTATTGTTTCTTTTTATTATACTTGACCTAATATAGTTAGGTAATACTTTAAATAAAGTTTGATTATATATCATTTTGATCTACCTTCTGCAAAACCTTTAAAATTATTTCCGCGGTTTTCATCTTTTATTTCTTTTAACATATTTTCTTCCTCTTCTATACGTGTTAAAATCTCAAAAGCATCAAAAATAGCTAATTTTTTTGTAGCTGCAGCATTTTTTAATCTATCAGCTGAAACATCATCTTCTGAATCAACTATTTTTTCTTTAGCTACTTTAATTAATTCTTCAACAGCTTTTTGCCCAGCTTGGATTATACTCTTCTTGGTTTGTTTCGTGTTCATATTTAATTACAATATCATTAGATTCCATACAATATAAAAGTTCATTATTTATAATAAACTCAAACTCTCTATTGGGTTTAAACCCTACTACATCCCCAGGAGTAATTTGAAGTGCCTCTAAGGTATTATTACCAAATTTTAGTATTCCTTTATGCTTTTGTAATTTTTCTTTCTTAAACTTACTATTTTTTATAATTGGTTTAACAAAACAAAAATTTTCATGTGTGCACCATTCATTATTTTTATTATATAAATATATTTGAGAAGGTATAGCAAAATATAATTCATCTTTAAAATACTTACTACTATTTACTGATTTACCTTTTACATTATAATATCTTCTAAATAAATTATGATGAACTATAACTTTATCTCCTTTTATTATATTACCTTTATAATTAAGTGGAATACTTATTACTTCAGCTTCTCTATTTATAAATTTATGATTAGATATACTAGTATTTACTAAAAGTTCTTTTCCTTCTATGTTTATTTTATTTTTATATCTTTCACCAATAGGTTTTATAATAAATTGATAAATACTATTCATTAATATTCTAAATCATATTCTACTGAAATAGCCATATTAGAATTAAATTTTTTCCAAGGCAAAACTTCATTATCTTTTTTAATAAAAATATTATAAGATTGTTCTTCTTCATTATTTAAAATATGAGAAATAGTATGACCACCATACACTTGTTGCCCTACGGCATAGTGCATAGCATCATTTTTATAATCAGGTCCAACACTGATTTTTCTTATAATGTTACTCACTATCTTTATCTTTATCTTCAGTCTTTATTATAGTATAACTACCATCTTCAAGATTAACATTTATTGCACCATATTCTTTTTCTAATTCTGCTTTGTAGTTTTCTGAATCCTGTACTACACCTGCATATTTATGTAATATAGCGTGTTTTTGTGTTTCTAAAAACCCTACATCTCTTAATAATGTAGCAATATCTTCTTGTGATTGTTTAATTTTTGATAGTTGTTCTTCTGTAACTTTTAATTCTTTTTCTTCTTTTTTCATTAGAGTTAATTTAATTTAATTTAATTATTAATATAATGCAACCATTTCTGATGCAGTTGTAGTACCATCATTTGTGTATACTTTTCTTACTAGCATATTTAAAGTAGTTCCTGCTGGAATACTTTGTATTGTTACTGTTTGATTTGGTGGAGCAGCAGCAAATTCTAATTTAATATCACCTGTACCGCCTACATATAATCCAAAACCACTATAACCCGGGTCTGCTTCATATATTGCGTTTGTACCAGCATCAGCACCGGTTGTTGGTGCTTGAAGATCAGTACCAGCTAAAGCTATTTCTAATGTACCTGTTATATTAGTTTGGCCAAAAGCTGTATTTAAATCTGATGCGCTAAAAATAATTGTTTGTGTAGCAACCGCCATATTTGGACCAGCTCCTGGATTAGCAGGTGCACCTGGTGCAGCTCCTTGATTTAATCCATCAGGTCGTGTTTGTACAACTCTTACTTTTGTTATAGCTCCTGTACCATCTGCTTCAATAGTATAATATGCACCCCATTGTTTATTTTGAACATTAGCAGCTGAACCTAAAAAAGTACCTCCAGAAGCATATGCCGTAACAACTTGAGCGGTTGCAGCTATATTTGCAGTAGTATCTGTAAATTGCCCTACAGGTATACCATCTGCTGAAGCTCCAGGAGCCCTTAATGTAGCAACCGTTTCAATTGCTACAGCATGAGTAGACCCATCGCTTAAATTTTTTTGATAAAATCCCATTTTTATTTATTTATGTTTATTGTTTCCGAATACTTTTTCAACTCCACGAGAACCAAAATAACCTCCTATTACTATAGAAAGAAGTCCAGTTATAGAGTCAAGTGGATAGTGTAAATACCATCCTACTACGTAACTAATTGTTAAAAATATTAAAGTTAATGGACGAACATTAGCAGCAAGCCACGCCCCTGAACGAGCATCCGCGACCCACCGCCTTGTTGTTCCATCAATTTCAGCCCTTTCTATTGTTAGTTTTTGTAAAGCAACTTCTTTATCTTCAGTAGATAAATCTTTATTACCTGTTATTAATTCTGAAATAACGTTACCTGGTAATATTGCATCTCCAACAATACCTAAGATATTAGGTGCTTTTTCAATAAGAAATTTACCTACACCTGTATCTTTAAAGGCTTTTTTTTTACTCATTTATTTTTATCCTTTTTTTAAAGCATTTATTTCAGCTTTACGAGCTAAATTCTTTTTTCGCGTTTCTTCTCTGTTGAATTTTTGTTGTCGACTTTCTCCAAAAGGTTTTGTGTTTGCAGGGCGTCTTTGACTTTGTAAGTCTCCTCCACCTTTTATTCTAAAATTATTAAATGAACTATTTTGAATATAATTTTTTACATTTGACATAGTAGAGTGTGTATGACCTTCTGCGCCCCCATGCCCTTTATCATGTAACGGACTACCATTATAATTTAAATCTGAATCTGAACCTGAACCAGCTCTGTCATCAATAGGCATATAGTTCAATAGATTTTTAGCATGTTTACTCATGAATGAACCACCAGCCATTTTTTTACCTTTTCCCATTTTATTTGTTTTTTATGAATGTTTATGTGCTTTTTTCTCCCAACTCAAAGACTTACTACCTTCTTTCATATTAGCTCGAGAATGAATTTGCCATTTATCATTTACTGATTTACGACTATATACGTTTTCATCATCATAATATAAAAGACCAGATTGAATATCATTAATATGAACTTGTTCATGATTAATAACTTCTTGTCTTTGTTTAGAATCTGTTATTTTATTATTAATTAATATGTTTCCATTTTTATCAGCTTTACCAAGTACACCATCTTCCATATCAATCTCATGAACTGGAGCTGTTGCTACGTAAGGAGGAGTATTTAGTTTAAAAGCCATTATTTTTTTGTTGAATATGGAAACATTTTATTTAGTGCATCTTTTCTTTGTTGACATCCACAAGGAATATTAAGACCTTCGGAGACCGAATCCACGATGGTCTTAATACCTGTTTTAGTAGTAAACTTTTCAATAGAATCGCCTAATCCTCGTGATTTCATCAACTAATTATTATGCAGTAAATGCTACAGATCTCCAATACATTTGAACTGGAGTAGCTGCTTGATCTTTTCCTAAAATTACACTTGAAGCAACACCACCTGGGTTAGCTGTCATAGCTGATATAAGTGCATCATAAACTGAATCTCCGTCAGTAATAGTTGGTGCAGCAGAACCTCCTTGATCAGTTGTAGGAGTACATTTCCATAATTGAGTAGCCGCGTGAGCTCCAACACAGTGAATGTCTAATACATTATTAGCTTGTACAACTACTCCTGTAATATCATCCAAAGGGATAAGTACAGATTTAGGTGCATTTGCAACATCAGTTGCAGTAATGTTAAATTTTATAAATTTTGCCATTTTTTGTTATTGTTTTTGTTGTTGTTATTGGTTTTGTTTTGGTTAGATTTATACAGTTCTATTCTGTTTTATTAGTCCTTAATTTTATATTTTGTACCATCAGGATTTGTCCCTACTTGTTTTTTCTTAAGGTCTTTTCTCCAGTCTCCTTCCTTATGTAAAGGTGAATGATGTTTTTTGTCGTATTTCATATCTCCAGCTAATTTAGATATATGTTTTTCATCAGCTGTCATATCGATATCACTATGTCCATGCTTATCATCCCAAAGAACATCTCTTTTAAGATAATCTATATGTGCAGCATCATCTCGTTCTGCAGCATGTACATTATGTTTAGTTACTGGTGTACGAGAATGTCTAGCGTTGCCAGAATATTCTCCAAAATGTCCTTTTTCCATATTAATACTTATAATGATTTATTACTTGTTTTTATATTTTTTTACCTTGCGCAATAGCGGTAATTGGATATTTTACTTGCATATCCACTTTAGAGTTTGGGTATTTAGATACTTGCATACCTTTTATACCTGAACTAGATCCAACTTGATGGATTCTTCCTACTTGGTTTAAAGGACCATCCCATATATGAGATTCTCCAACAATACCAACTTTTTTTTGTTTACTTGCTTTATTATATGCTTTATCTTCGTGCATGATGATTTTTTTTATTGTTATAGTGCATTCTCTAATATAATTATAAATAAAAATATAATTATACCAGCAATTAGATAACTACTCATTAGTCATCTTTTAGCTCTGGATACTTTCTGTATACACAAGCTTTAACTTTTCCAGGATTTTTAGCATTATGAGCTAATTTAAGTGCTGATTTTGCTCTTTCTACTGTATTAACAGGATATGTTCCTTTAGGACCACAAAAATCTGATTTTTTTACATTAGGATATTTACCAGCATTTGACATACCTGGTTCTTCCCTTATTTCTGAAATAGTCTTTTTTAAAAATGGTGAATTACTTTTCATGTTATTGTTCTTTAATATTATATTTTACCCAAGCTTTTATTTAAATCACGTTGATGTATTTCTTCAGTTTCATCATTTACTTCAACGTCCCAGAGTTTATTTTTAAAATCCTGTATACCTTGTACAAACTTACCTTTAAGTTCATTTTTTTTCTCACCCCTAGCAGCTCTTCCTTCTTGTCTCATATTAATTCTCTCTAATCTTCCTTTCATTCTTTCTTTCTTAGCAGGATTATCAGTTGAATCTATTTTTGATTGAATACGTTGTTTTCTAGTGGTTTTTTCTTTTCCTTTATTATTTTGCGCACTAGATATTATATTATAAGCATTTTGAGATAAAGAATTAGCCGTATCTACAACAGCTTCTGTATCATCACTAATACCATCGTTATCACTATCAGGGGAAAAAACTCCTTGATCTCCTCCTTGACTATAAGAACCTCCATATTCACTAAAATCTTTAGAATTAACCTCAGCTAATTTTAATGGACTTTTATTTGCAAAACTTGAATTACTACCTAAACCTCCTAAGATAGTATTATATTGTTGATCAGCTAAAGTGCCTGGTTTTTGTGGAATAATTGATGACCCTGCACTTGCCGGTCCTTCTGTTAAAGCTGTTAAACCACTTGCTTCAGCTACTTGATTTTTTTGTATATCAATAGGATTAACTACACCAGTGTTTTCTACATTATTTAAAGCCTCATTTTGCATTGCATTTGCATTATTAATAGCATCACCTCCACTTTGTTGTAAAGCTCGAATTCTTCTTGCCGCACCATGTATACCTCCTTTTTTAGCTAAAGTTCGTACGTTGTTTAAAGCATTGGGATTATTATTACCTCTGGGTTGGTTATGATTTAATGGACTTTTATTCATATCTATTTTTATCTTTGTTAACATTTTTAATAGCTGTTATTAAAACTTTATCTGTATAAGTTTTTCCATGCATAATTGAATTTCTTCTTTTACTTGTGGGAACATCTTCTTCTCCTAGCATAATTCGGTACATTCTAGCAATTAGTTGTTTACACTTGAAAGAAACTTTATAGATATTATACTTTTGACTTGTTCTGTTTCGATTTCTCCAAACCACAATCCAGTTGTTTTTTATCATTTTGTTCCAGCGTCTGTTGTCCCAACTATATGCATAAGTACCGACTTTAAAGTCTTGCTTAGTAAATAACTCCATACAATCAAAATAAATAAGTAATTCTAAATCGGCATCATTTAAATTATTATTTCTACAAGCCCACTTTCTTATTAATCGATAATGTTTTAATAAATTTAATTTTTTTATATCTGCTGCGTTTAATTTTCTCATAAAACCACAACAACATCTTGTATTTTAATTATAGTAAATTTTTCTTTATTAAATTCAATTCCATGCCCAGCATGCTTATCGTAAAATATTACGTCTTTTTCTTTAAGAAATTTTATTTCATTACTTACTGAAACAATCGTTCCTTGTTGATATCTAATATCTTCTCTATCTTTTTCTATTATAAGCAATCCACCTTTAGTTTTTTGTGTAGATACTTTTTCAGGTTTTATAATAATATTATTTCCTATTGCTTTCATCAATTCTTAAATTATTGATTACACAATCTGTCGACAATATTGTAGTAGCTACTGAAGCGGCGTTTATAAGGGCACTTTTAGTAACCAGTAATGGATCAATAATACCAGCCTTTTGCATATTTACTTCTTTACCGCTTACTACATTTATCCCAATTCCTGTTTCAGTAGGAAGTTTAACTTTAATACCCGCATTATCTAAAATAGTTGTAAACGGTGATAAAATTGCTTTTGTTAATACTTCTTCTGCTTTATTATTTTCTTTTATATTAGTTGCCGCGTTTAATAACGCTATTCCACCTCCTGGAACAATTCCTTCTTTTATAGCGGCTTTTGTCGCACAAATAGCATCTTCTATTCTATCCGATTTTTCTTTTAGTTCTATATCAGAATTTGCCCCAACTTTTACTATTGCAATTTTTGCTGATAATCTAGCTAATCTTTTCTCAAGTCTTATTAAATGAGCTGGATTAGGTTTATTGGCTAATTCTTCTTTAACAGTTTCTATTGTATTTAAAACCGTTTCACTCTGCTCTTCAACTTGTAAAATCGTATCTTTTTCATCAGTTATAGATTTTAAACAACTACCTAATAATTCAGGTTGTATTAAATCCATATCATCACCAAGATCTTCATTTATGACAGTAGCCCCGGTAAGCATTGCTAAATCATCTAAAGTTTCTCTTTTGTTAACTCCAAATGTAGGGGCATTTATAATATTTATTTTTATATTACCCTTTGTTTTGTTCATAGCAAGTGTAGCCATAACAGGAGCTTCTACATCTGCTATTATAAGTAAAGGTGTATTATTCTTTATAACATACTCTAATACTGATTGAATTTGTCTTATATTTTCTACTGGAGATTCTATAAGTAATACTGCGGGGTTTTCTAGTTCTGCGGTCTTTTTTGCTTTATTAGTAATAAAATGCGGATTTGTCAATCCTTTTTCATATTGTACACCGTCAACTAATTCAACTTCTGTTTCCGGTAAGGAAGAATGTTCCATCATTACTACGCCTGTTTCACCAACAGATCTAAATGCATCCCCGATAATTTTTCCTAGCTTAGCATCATTATTAGTTGAAATTGTAGCTATTTGATCAATCATATCTCCTTTTACTGGAATAGCTATTTTTTCTAAATATTTAATTACTTTTTTAACAGCACTTTGAATACCTTCTTTTAATTCTCTTGAATTAATATTAATATCTTTAGCTTCTTCTAATATAGCATGAGCAAGTATTGTTGCTGTTGTAGTGCCATCACCTGCTTCGGAAACTGTTTTTCTTGCTGCTTCTTTTAAAAGAGTAGCCCCCATATTTTCTACAGGATCTAATAAAACAATTGAATTAGCAACAGTAACACCATCTTTAGTAATAACAGGAGTTCCTTTATCATCTTCTAGTAAAACACACTTGCCACTAGCCCCTAAAGTAGAGCTAACAGCTTGTGTGAGTTTATCGATTCCTTTAAATACTTGACTTTGGGCTTCTTGCCCAAAATTAAGATTTTTGACTATTAAGTCTGACATATTAGATTAAATTTGATTTGATTTATTTTATTTAAAGGTCTTAACGACTTTTGGACCGTTTAAGAACTCTATTTTTTTCTCGTAATGCTTTACAGAAGCTATTACAGCTTCTTCAGCACCTTCAAGTGTTTCTCTACGGGTTACATCCATCCACTCTTGAGCTTCGGGATCTTGGTATTCAGTTTGATAAAAACCATTAGGTAATTGGGTTATCCGCCAATTTTTCTTTTGAGCAATATGCTTCCAAAGGTTTTGGGTTTTTTCTGAAATTTGTGGTTGACTACTCCACGAATGAGTCTGGTAAAATAGTGTCATTGGTTTTGGTTTTAATTGTTTGACATTAGGTTTATAAATATATAGTTACTTGTTTTTCTTGGTTTTTAAGTGAATTTTTAATTACATATTACTTCATTATATAATTCTGTTATTTGCGTAGGCGTAAGAACACTATCAAATATTCTTACTTGATCTACTATTCCGGGGGCATAAGTTGCTGTTGCGGTTTTTCCAATTCCAAAAGAACTATAAGTAAGACTAGAAGCTGCAACAGTAGGAGTAATATTAGTTTCTAAAGCACCATTTAAATAAAGTTTCAGAGAATTTGTTGTTGTTGATCCATCCCATGTTAAAGCCAGATGATACCAAGTACTTGTATTAACTGTAGTTACTCCACCACCAACTCCTTCAAAACTACCTCCATCTACCACCCCAGCCCAAAAACCTGAATCATAATAATGTATATCAAGCCCATAACTTCCACCACCAACACCTGCTCCAATAATATAAAATTCAGTTAAAGCTGTACCGTTTCCATTATACCACAAGGAAATAGTTGTTGCTGGATTAGGAATTACTGCAGATGTACTTGTAACGCCTTGAGAAGTTCCATTAAACTGTATTGCTTTACCAAATTTACCAGTTACATATGAAGGACTTCCAACTTCTGTTAAAGGATAAAATCCGCAAACATCATTAGCATTATCTTGAAATTCATACAAGGAAACTCCTTGAGTAGGATAGTTACATATACAAGTAGTAGGTTGACCAGTTATATATTCATCTGCTATTTGGCGCCAAATACTACCATCATAGTATTCTACATACCCTAATTGTTCATTATATCTAAATTCACCTGCATTTAAACTAGTTGTAGGCCTATAATCTATAGTTTTAGTTTCATTATATAAATCAACTATCTGATCGCTAGTTAAAGCTTGATTATAAAACCTCGCTTGAGCTATTTGTCCATCAAATTGAGTATCTCCGTCGTGCCAAGCCCCAAAAAAAGCGGGATAACTACTAGTATCTGTTACAGTGTTTGTTGTAGAACCTTGTAAAACTCCATCTATATATAAATAAATTGAAGCACCTTGATAAACCCAAGCAACATGATACCAAGTACTTGTACTTAATGCGCTTAAACTTTCTATAGCAGCATCAGTACTAGTACTATATCTTGATTGAAATCTTACGTGTCCTGTAGTAGCAGAACTAACGCTTAACACTTCATAGTTTTGATTAGGAAGTCCAGCATAACCAATATATAAAACTGTTGCAAAAACACTAGGTATAGCGTCTAAGTAAATCCATAAAGATCTAGTTCTGTCTTGTACGGATCCTAAACCAGATGTAATACTTAAATATTCACTAGGAGATGCTGCGGGATCAAAATCAGCAGAAAAGGATACACCACCAAAAGGCGAATTAGCAACAAATGGTACCCCATTATTATTTGTTAAATTTAATGAACCACTACATGAATCATTACCCGAAAGAAACATAGTATATAAAGCTACATTACTAGCAGTATCCGGAAATGTACATGAAGCTATATAGCCTGTAGGTATTACAGTACCAGATGTATTAATACTTGTTGTAGTGTCATTTGGAAAATCTAAAAGTTCTGGTGTTGTTATCTTTGTTAGTGACATATTATATTAATTAAGGACATGAAATTTCATTATATAATTGTGATATCTGAGTTGAAGTTAATACAGATTCAAAAAGTCTAAATTGACTAATCGACCCATTCAATCCTTGTCTAGTATAACCTGTATCTCCATACCCTCCCATCATATCATAAACCGACGCTGTTCCTGCGGTAAATGATCCACTTACACTAGCAACTAGTTGATTATTTAACCATAATTGGATACCATCTGTTGTACTTCTTGTAGCTACAATATGATACCACGTATTTAAATCTACTATTCCACTTTCAGCTGTTTGAATTTGTCCTGCTCCAGGTCCCCAACTTTTCCATGCTATTGTATTACCTGCGAGTTGGTGATCTGTAGCTAATGTCCAATATGAATTTGACCATCCTGACCATATATATCCATAACATAAAGGATTACTACTACACGCACTATAACTTGCATAAGAATCTTGTTTTAACCATAAAGAAATACTAAAATCTGAAGTATTATAATTAACTCCTAATCCGGAAGACCAACCAAGTTTACTATAACCTAAAGAACTGGATGTTCCAAGTGCAGTCCATCCTCGTTGATCAAATTTTCCTGTGGAATTATAATAAATATTTTGAATAAGATCAGGTGTTGTATTTCCACACGAATCTATAATATTTCCGTCAAATGTGTATAAACATCGAGCTGTAGTAGGATAATTACATACAGAAGTTGTGCAATCAGTAAAATCTTTCCAACCACCGGAATTAAAATGTTCCATTTGACCTAAAGTACTATTGTACCTTAACATACCTATTTCTCCTCCTGGAGGTCCACTATTTTCAAAGGATATATTTCCTGTTCCTCCTTTAAATACTAATGTATCAGTACCAACAGTTGGACTGTCTACAAATTTAGTTGTTAAATTAGTGTTAGTAAGTTCTAACACTTGTGAAGCTGTTAGTTCATTATCATAAACTCTAAGATTATCTAAATTACCATCTAATACTTTAGTAGGATTTCCTGGCAAACTAGGATAATTAGCCGTAAGACCGTTAGTTTTATAGTTACTATCAGTATAAGTAATAAATGTTCCAGGCCAAGAAGGATTATATGTTTCTTGTTGTCCGTTTATATAAAACTTTATACCATTAGTAGCACTTCCTGTAAGACATATATGAGACCATTCATTTAAATTAATTCTTCTTACAGACGTAGTTTGTGGAGATTCAATATATACGCCTGGACTAGGAATTACCGAATAATTTAATGTTAACTCTTTATCAAGAAAAATTGATAGATAAATATCATCTAGAAGCTTAATAAAGTTATCTCCTCCAGAATATCCACTTCCCGATGGTCTAGTTTTTGGATTTATCCAGACAGAAATACTAAATTGTCCAGCTGTCCTTATTTTAGTCGTTAATCCTGAGGGAATGCCATTAACATAAGTAGTTGAACCATTAAGAGATAAAGAATAAGTACCAAATTTTGGAGCAGGAGATGATGTTGGAAAACTTGTATTAGCCTCAGAAGTTGGATTATAGCTATTACTACTTGAATCATTTGTATTATTCTCAAATTGATATAAAGCTTGGCATCCTGCTCCTGCGGGAAAATCTACGACAGCAGAATTATCCGCGGTATTTACACCTCCAACTAATGACCCTGTAATTGTATATCCAGTTACTTCGTTATTATCATATTGTAAAATTACAACACCAGATCCTCCACCTCCACCAAGCGATTCAGCATTACCATCTCCACCACCGCCACCACCAGTATTATCACTTCCACTTGTAGCAGTAGTTCCTGATTGACCACCAGCACCGCCACCGCCATCTCCTCCAGTTCCTTTAGTACCACTATAAGCACCACCACCGCCACCACCAGAAATATATACATCAGTTCCCGATATATCCCCTATACCTGCTGTGGTTGCATTAGTATAATCTATAAATCCATTTATATTTGTACCAGAACCTCCAGATCCACCATTACCTGAGGGACTATTTGCTCCGTTACCACCCGTTCCATTAGTGTCTAAGAATGGTTCACCACTACCACCACCACCAGCACCAGTAGAATTATAATATGTACTTCCAGTTCCGCCAGTTCCACCAGCATTTCCTTGACTATTTAAAGAACTTCCTGCAGCACCGCCATTTCTTCCACCTCCACCACCAGAACCTCCATCTATACCAAACCCTGTTCCAGCACCACCGCCACCGCCACCGATAGCTCTAATACCATTAAACCCGGAATCATCACCGTTTATTCCATCATAACCATTAGTTGTTGTACCACCGTTACCACCATCTCCTACGGTAAGAACAGTAGGTGTTCCATGATAAACTGTAGTTGTACCCGTAACATAACCCCCAGCACCACCACCACCAAGACCATCACCGGTAGCTGAACCATTAGTACCACCTCCACCGCCTCCTCCAACGATTACATATTCAATAGATGAAGAAACTACTGGTTGCTGAGCAGTTGTACCAGCACATCCTTTTAAAGCGTTGGTAGAACCTAATTGATTTAAATCGGCAAGATCGTTAATTACTTTTGTTATCGCCATATTTTATTATTTAAGATGCAAAACACATGAATAAATATTCAACCCCAGCATCATTACAACATATAGTACTATTTCTATATTGAAAACCATCGTTATAAAAATTAACATCATAATTAGAACTAGTATATTCTGAATCAGATGAATTAGCACCTAATATTATATCTCTTGGATTGTTCGTACTTCTTTTATTATCAAATATATACCACCATCCAGTTGTAGAAACCGGTTTTGTCATTAACCATGCCGGTTCAAAGCCTGTATAAATTTTCGGTGAGTCAGTAGCACTACCTGTTCCAGTATAACTTCCTATTAGTGAATAACCTGGAACTGAATGCCAAGCATATGTAACTAAAGGATAACTAGCACCAGAACTCATAGTTTCATATATTAATGTACTATCTGCGGAGTAATGAGGACTAGAAGCCATTGCTGCGGTGGTATTTAATTGAAGATATTGCCAACCACCGGTATTTGAACCTCCACTATAACCTGCTGGTTTAAATATACTATCCCATCCATAACTATAATTAAGCATTTTATTTGTTACAAAATCAGGTTCTTGATTTAAACCATGAGACCAATTAAAACAGGGAGGATTTGATGTACCACAAATTCCAGAGTCATACTTAGTAATAGAAAACCCATACTCTGTGCTAACTGAACATGCATTAGGTGAAATACTACCTGCATTCATTCCTGCTGCAGCAGCTGTTGCATAACCTACACCATCTATATTAAAAGTATTAGAATTTCCACCAGCTTTCCATGACCACGAAACATATTCTTCTCCACTAGCATTTACATCACCAGCAGAAGCTGAACCTATTTCAAAACCGCTAGCAGTAGGCGTTACACTTCCATAAGGATTCCAACTACCATAATCTGTTGAGTTAGTTGAAATCATATTTGTAGCACCTCTTACAGAATCATATACAGCATTAAATTTTCCGTTTGTATCTCTACCTTTTATCCAAATTAAATCGGGTTGAAAATTTAAATTTATATTATCTGCTCCTCCATTTCCAGTATATAATGCTGTACCAAAACCATTTGATGCTACCACACCTGCATCTTGCCCAGTTTGTTGTAAAGCTCTCCAACCTTTAGCGCCAGTATATATTTCCATGTTACCGGTTGTAGTATTTTCTCTCATAGTACCTATAGCAATATCCAAATTAAGGCCACTAATTGTTCCCGTTCCTGCAGTAAAAGTTGTATATTTATCATCTCCAACAGTTCCATTTAAAACTCCAGTTGTTAATCCTGCACTGGCAACTAAAGTATACTTAGATGCATATCTTAAAATAACTATACCAGAACCTCCATCACCTCCATTACATGATCCACTAGCACTTCTTGAACCACCACCACCACCACCTCCAGTGTTAGCAGTTCCATTACCCCCATTAACAGCAGCTGTAGTAGACCCATCACTTTGACCACCATTTCCTCCAGTTCCAGCAACTCCAGCACCTCCAAGACCAGTAGTAGCAGGAGTACCAACATTATAAACAAAATCACAAACACCACCACCACCTCCACCAGCATATAATACTGCGGTTCCAGTTATACTATTAGATAAAGCAGCGCCACCTTGACCATCAGTTCCAGTAAATGTTCCACTTGATGGAATAGATCCTAAACTACCACCTGGTTGACCAACTCCTCCGGCGCCTCCGCCACCACCACCAATATCACTTGGATCAGAACCTGTACCTCCATTATTTCCTTGTGGGGGAATACCATTTCCAGGGGTAACAGCAGTTCCTCCTGAAGCACCACCGCCAGATCCACCATTAGCACTATTTCCAGCACCTGTATTTCCAGCACCCCCACCTCCTGTAGCTGTTATATTGTCAAAAACAGAATCAGTCCCATTACCTCCAACATCGGTACTTCCTTCACCAATTGTACCTGCCCCTCCAGTTCCTACAGTTATAGTTAAATTTGTAGTGGCAATCATATCTGTAGTTCCACTTAGTAAACCACCGGCACCACCACCTCCGCCACCAGAAGAATTACCAGCACCTCCGCCACCACCAGCAACAACTAAATATTCTATTTGTCTTTCAGCTGTAGTACCTTTAGGCATCTTTAACGCATTTGTATCCGCGCTAAGATCTATAGTATCGGTTGATATTTTGGTTAAAGCCATTTTATATTATACTGTTGTTACAAATTCTATTCCATTAGCAGCTGTTACAGGTGGAATTGCTGTGAATGTTACGGTACCACTTGCGGCTGCAGTATAAGAGTAAGTTGATTTTTGTTGATATACACCGGATATATAAATATCAATATTATCTTTACTACCTACAGTTAAAGCACCTGTTACACCTGTAAAAATATTATTTAGACCATCTCCTGTTTTAACTTCAACTCCTCTTGTCACACCTCCACCAGCAGTTCCACTACTAGCAGCTGTTATTCTACCTTGTTGATCTACTGTTATATCTGCAGTAGTATAACTTCCGGGAGTTACTACTGTATCGTCTAATTTTACTTCTACATTTGGTGCTGCTGTTGTACCTGTTAAAGTTGTTGTTATTCCTGTACCACCGGCAATATCTACTGTAGCTGCTGTATCTACAGTTAAATTAGCGCCAGAATCTGCTTGTAATGTCCAATCATAAGCAGCTGGTACATTAGCCCAAGTTCCATCTTGTTTTAAAAATTGTCCAGCAACTCCACCAGATATACCTAAAGTTAAAGTACCAGAACTAGTAATTGGACTACCTGTAATAGAAAATGCTCCAAAAGCACTTACATCCATACCTACAGATGTTACAGTACCAGCAGCTCCGGTTTGAAAATAAGTTTTAAGATCAGATAATGCAATATCTTTAACATTGTTATCATCAGCATCACTAATAAGCATGCTATCTCCATCGGCTGCTGCAGTTATAGTAGTAGCAGGTGCTAAAACAATATTATCAGTTCCCGCAAAATCAGGACTAATTGTTATATTACCTGTTCCAGCAGATGTTGTAAGTCCTGTACCCACAGCAACTTGAGTTACCCCTGTATTTTCAATTGTTAGTTTATTTGGTGTTCCAGCTGTTACAGTAGTACCTATACCAGTTCCTCCTTCATATTCTACTCTTAATGTATTTGTTACATTAACTGTTGTTGCATTATCACCTTCTAATACCCAATATTGTGCAACACCACTTGGAACTGCAATCCATGAACCTGTTCCATCTAAATATTGACCCGCAACACCACCAGCTGGAAGAGATATCCAACCAGATCCATTATCTGTAAAATAAGTATTATCAAATCCTGCAATACCAATAACCGCTAGCGCTGAAGTATTAGCTGTTGCAAGATCTACATTTCTTTGAATTTCTGTCCAATCTGCCTCTGTTGTAGGATTATCTGTATTAGCAATTAATAAATCTCCTGGTTCTAAAGTAATTGTCCAAAATCCAGTTGCAGTACCCGCGTGTGTAACAGCATAAGTAAATCCTTGTTTTATACTATTAGGACTAGTTGTTAAATCTGGTACATTAGTATTTGCATTATAACCACCTTGATAAATTAAAGTACCTGAACCTGTTATAGATGTATCTACATAATTTTTAGTTGCAGCTTCTTGTGGGTTAGTAGGATCAGTAACATTTTCAATTATATTACTACCCATACTATATGAACCACTTGCTGCTGATAAAGCATTAATTCCAAGACCAGTAACGTATGCTGTTATATCACTACCTTTAGCTAAATTATTTCCACTATTAGCAGTTGGGTCACCAGTAATTGCATTAACTACTGGACTTACGCTTGGAGTACCTGTAATAGTAATAGTATTTACGTCACCACTACTTACATCGGTAACTGTTCCTGATGTAGGAGAACTTGCTACTATTTCTATTTCTCCTGAACCTAATCTAGTTAAACCAATATTTGTACCGGCAGTTAATTGTACTAATGATGAAGATCCAGTAGTAGCTGTTAAATTAAGCGCTACATTACCACCACCTGCATCACTTGCATTAATATCATATGTATCTCCAACTGAAGTAGAATTTACCCATTGTACCGCTGCTGCACCTTGTGATTGTAATATTTGACCAGCTGTACCCGGACCTCCATTAGCGCTAAGAGTTCCTGTTATAACAAGATTAGTAGAAGTTGCTGTACCTGATAAAAATAAATCTTTCCATCTACCTGTTCCTGTAACGCCTAAATCATAAGTTGCATCTGCAAATGGTGCAAAAGTTTTAGCAGAAGTTATGGTAGTACCTCCTGAAGTTTCTTCAAAAGATGAATTACCAAGAGTTGAAGTACTAGTCCATATAGGTATTTTATCAGTACTCCCTGCAAGCCCTCCTAATTTACTATTAAAAATAGTCCAATCAGTAGAGGATAAATAACCATCAGAAGTAGAACCAGCTTGTGGAATTCCCACTGTACCGCTCCCAGTTATAGTGCCACCAGTTAATGGAGCTGTAAATTGAATAGATGTAACTCCAATCCCACCTACACTTTTAATATATGCTATAAGATTATCTATCGAATAGCTTTTAGTTGTATTTTTCTTTTTGCCATTAACCTCAACCGTAGAAGTTCCTACTAAAAGATCTGTACCTTGTATATTGGTTTCACTGGGATAACTATAAATTATTGCCATTGTTAATTTTTTACTATATTAATTGTAATGTTCCTGTTATTGTTGTTACTACTGTTTGAGAACCATTTATAGTTCCTGCTGCTTGTACAATTGTAGGTCCTGCTGCCCACGAGTAAGCAGTTGGATCTACAATAGAAATTGCTGTAGTAAAACTATATGTTAAAGATGATGCTACAAGCGTTGATTGTGTTGCACCTGTTACGTCACCTGTTAGATTATATGCTGAAGCTGGTCCTCCTTGAATATCTGTTACTACTAAAAGAGTAGCTTTAATTTCCGGGGTTGGTACTGCCACAACTTCCCCAGCTAATGTCATAGTAACATTTGTAGAAGCTGCAGAAGGTATTGTACCACTTGTTACATTTCCACTTACAGGAGTAGAAAAATAATATCCCGCTTGAGGAGTAGCTATTACTTCAAATGAATAAGGTTCACCTTCAATACCACTTTGTGTTTTAGGTGCTGGTGTATCTCCACTTAAAATATAACCTGTACCTGTACCTGTTCCATCTGGACTTACAATGCCATTAGTAATTGTAGTTAATACAACATCATTAGCACTAACTGGTCCAGTTGCTATAATATATAATGTATTAGGATCTGGAGTAGGTAAAGCAAGATATTCAGAATTTTGTAAACTCACTACATTCATAACTTTTGCAGTAGTAGTATAAGTATCAGTATTGTTTTTTAGCGCAGGCTCATCCGCATCATCTATATATTTTTGTACTTTAGGCAGCGCGCTTATAGGAATTTCACCAAGCGTAGTTGTTTTTACATCATTTGATGATATTTTATTAAATGCAATTATATCATCTGAAGTAGCTAAAGTAAGAGAAGATGAATTTAAAATGTAATTATTAGATCCACTATATGAAACACCGATCACTGGATTAGTAGTTAAAGTTCCAGAATCTAATACTAAACCATCACCTGGAATTATGCTCTGTACAGTACCAGGATTATTTGTGGCATTAATTGTAACATTCCCTACGCCGGTTGTTGGTGCTAAAGTTACATTGGTTCCAGCAACTAAAGATCTTACGCCAGTATTTGAAACAGTTACATCACCTGTTGTTGCATCAATTCCAATCCCTGTTCCTGCTAAAATACTAGATACACCTCCTGTAGCTGCTGGTATTTGAATTGTTATATTATCACTTCCATCATTGGTTACTGTTACTCCTGCACCTGTAAAATTAAATGAACTTACTTCATTGGTTATTACACTACCCTCATCTAATACAGGTAAAGTAATTACTCCAGATGTAGAAGCAGGCATCCATTTATTATCTCCTCTTAAAAATGTACTACTAGATGGAGTACCTGTTGCAGATAAGGAAGCTATTAATGTGCCAGAATTCAAAATAGGACCGCCCGCCATATCTATAAAAGTAGAATTTGCTGTTGAAACCTCAGTTACAGTTCCATCATTTGCATCTGCTGTAACTAAAGCTGCTAAACTACCAATGGTAAATGTTTTTGTAGGTTTACTATCATTACCTATTGAAGTTCCTAATAACAAATCTGAAGTTGTTGGTGTTCCTTCGAGTGGATAACTATATATTATTGCCATGTGTTTTTATATTTCTGATATTTCTAATTTCATATATTTTGTTGTTGCAAATGTCCTTACAAGCCCTGTGAAAGTATAAGTTGGCCAACCTCCTGTGCCATCTAAATTATGTATATCTTGTGTTGCTAAAAAAGGTATATTTTTTACTTCTGTATAACTAATGCCATCATCTGAAACAGAAAATTTAAAAT